ACACGACGCTCTTCCGATCTGGTGAGCAAACGCGCGGGAGTTTTCTAGGTATAGTAATTTACTATCGTTTCGTTTTTCGTTTTATGTTTGTAATATAGGCGTAATAAGGGTTTTAGGAAAATATAGTATTTTACTTACGCTTCGTTTTTCGTCTGAAAGTGTAGAAATAATAATAATTTTGGGGTTTCGCTTGTGGCATTAGAAAATATTACATCAAAGCTAGATTTATTAGCGGAAATATTAGGCGTAACACCCCGCAGAATCCAACAATTAGTAGACGAGGAAGTAATACCAAGACCGGAAAAACCGGGGCAATATGATATACCCGCTTGCGTACAAGCGTATTATTATAAGGAATTTTGCGGCGACGAAGACGACGAATTAGACGGAAGACACGAAAGGGCAAGAAAAGCAAAAGTAGAAGCCGACCGCATAGAATTTGACTTAAACATAAAAAAGGGTTTATACGTTTCGGCGGAATTGGTAACGCACGAATTAGAAAAAATAATAATGAATTGTAGAAGTAAGCTATTAGCACTTCCGCGAAAACTTGCGCCAATTTTAGCGACTGCAGATAACCCGAACGAAGCCGAAAACATTTTAACCGGCGGAGTAGAAGAAGCACTAAACGAACTAATTACGCCGGGGTTTGATGAATCAAATACAGGAATTAACGAAAATACGGGGGATAATTAGACAAGCTTTTACTTGTTGGAAATGTCCGCCAAAATTAACAATATCACAATGGGCGGATTTATACCGATATTTAAGCCCGGAAGCTTCCGCAGAGCCTGGGAAGTATTTAACTTCTAGGGCAGAATATCAACGCGGAATAATGGACGCTTTTAGCGCGCCGGAAGTAGAACGAATTGTAGTTATGTCTTCGGCGCAAGTCGGAAAAACTGAAATTTTAAATAATATTGTAGGGTATTTTATAGACCAAGACCCAAGCACTATATTAAATTTGCAACCTACTTTAGAAATGGCGCAAACTTGGAGTAAAGACCGTTTAGCGCCAATGGTTAGAGATAACGAATGTTTAGCAAAAAAAGTAAGGTCTTCAAAGTCTAAAGATTCCGATAATACGATTTTGCATAAACTTTTCCCCGGCGGACATATTACCATGGTCGGGGCTAATTCTCCGGCGGGTCTTGCTTCAAGACCTATTAGAATTGTTTTATGCGACGAGGTAGACCGCTACCCGTTAAGCGCGGGCGCAGAGGGCGACCCGGTAAACCTTGCTATAAAACGTACTACTACTTATTGGAATAAAAAAATAGGTTTATTCTCTACTCCTACTATCAAGGGAATAAGTCGAATAGAAAAAGCTTTTTTAGAAAGCGACCAACGCTATTATTTTGTGCCATGTCCGCATTGCGGAGTTTATCAGCGTTTAAGGTGGGGGCAAGTTAAATATAGCAAAGATAACGTAAAAGAAGCTTTTTACGAATGTGAACATTGCGGCGGGCATTTATCGGATTCGGATAGATACCGCGCGATAGCTAAAGGGTATTGGGAAGCGCAAACCGAATTTAATGGGGTTGCGGGTTTTCACTTGAACGAATTATATAGCCCCTGGCGTAAAATTTCGGACATTGTAAAAGACTTTTTAGAAGCCAAAGACAAACCGGACACGCTTAAAACTTGGGTTAATACTTCATTAGGCGAAACATGGGAAGAAGCCGGCGAAGCTTTAGACCCGGATAGCTTAGAAGCTAGGACGGAAGATTATAAAAAGATACCTAAAGGCGGCGTAGTTCTTACGGCGGGCGTAGATACGCAAGACGATAGGTTAGAAGTTGAAATAACCGCGTGGGGCAAGGGCGAAGAATCATGGCTAGTAGATTATTTAAGGCTCTACGGCGACCCCGACCAACCGGAAGTATGGCAACAATTAGACGACATTTTAGCGTCTGATTATCCGCACGAATCCGGCGCAAGGTTGAATATAAGCGCAACTTGTATAGATACCGGCGGACACAAAACGCAAAGCGTATACGAATACGGGCGCACCCGATATACTCAAAAAGTTTATTTAATAAAAGGGGTTGGGGGCGAAAATATCCCGATAGTAGGCGCGCAAAGCAAAGCTAAAATAGGTAAATCAAAAACAAAAACCGTTAAATTATTCCCGGTTGGCGTAGACCAGGCTAAAGGAACAATTTACGGGCGTTTAAAAATTTCTTCTTTTGGGTCGGGTTATATGCACTTCCCGCGTAAATGCGATAGGGCATATTTTGACAGTTTAACCGCTGAAAAATTGGTTACTAAGTTTGTTAAAGGCTACCCAAAAAGGACATGGGAAAAGGTTAGAGCAAGAAATGAAGCGCTAGATTGTCGCGTTTATTCTTATGCGGCTTTAAAAATACTTAATCCAAATTTTGAAAGAATCGGGGAACGCTTGGAAGAAAATAGCATAAAAAATAAGCTAGAAGCTTTAAAAGCTAAATTTAGCCAAAATAAACCGGCTGAAGAATCAAGGCAACCGGAAGCGCCAAAAACGGATTACGCTTTAAAAGCCCGCAAGAAAGCTAAAAAGCGCGCTAATAGTGCAAATACTTACGCTACATCTTGGAAAGGTTAAAAATGAGTAACGAAAATACACCGGCAGAAAAAACCCACGCCGAAAAAATGCTAGAAGCTATTGAAGCGGCTTTAGAGGGTCGAATAATCGACGAATATAAAACCTTAAAAATAGGTAATAGGGAAATAACCGCGCATAGCTTCGACGAATTAAGGCGCTTGCGCGAATATTACCGCGCCGAGGTTACAAGGATAAAAGTAAGACGTAGAAAAACATTTAAGCAAATTGGATATAAATTTTAATGATATTAGATTTTTTTAAAAAGAGAGAAACGCCAAAAGCGCAAAAAAGCGCGATAGTAACACTAAAACCGCAGAATTACGCGGGGGCGGGTAATAATAACTTAACTTTTAGTTGGACATCTTATAAATATACTTCCGACCAAATTATAGAAAAGTTTTTACCGGCTTTAGTTGCTAGGTCTTGCGAACAATGCATGAATAACCCGTACGCGTCTAGGTATTTGCAATTATTAACGGATAACGTAATAGGCGATAATGGCGTAATGCTACAAGCGCAAGCAAAAGACGCTAACGGAAAATTAGACCAAGTAGCAAACGAAGCGCATGAAAAAGCGTGGAAAGAGTGGCAAAAAGCGGAAAATTGCGACGTAACCGGCAAATTAGACTTTATTACTATGTCTAAACTTGCACTAATGACAGTAGCAAGAGAGGGAGAAGCGATTATAAGAATTTGTAAAGGTAGAAGCGTCAATAATTGGGGCTTTGCTTTGCAACTTATAGACCCGCGCCGCTTAGACGTAAATAAGAATCAAATAAACACCGATAACGGCAATTTTATTAGATTCGGTATTGAGTTTAACCAATATGGCAAACCCCTTAAATACTATATCAAGAAAGATTTAGACGGCTACTATTCCGAAGTATCGGGGAATAATCATTATATTATACCGGCGGACGAAATAATACATTTATTTTTACCGCAATATGTAGACCAAAAAAGGGGCTTGCCTTGGTATTCTAACGTCTTATTGCGTATGAATATGTTAAATGGTTTTGAAGAAGCCGCAGTAGCCCACGCTAGAGCGGGCGCTTGTCAAATGGGATTTATCACGAATAACGACCCGGAAGCATACGACGACGAAGACGAAAAAGACGTAGGCGTAGACATTTTAGCAACTCCGGCAAGTTTTCACGAATTACCGCCGGGTTACGATATTAAAAAATACGACCCGGCATATCCTAACGGCGAATTTGACGTATTTAGTAAATCTATTTTGCGTAGTATCGCGGTTGGTTTAAATGCGGGCTATTCTTCAATATCCGGCGATTTATCAAGTGTTAATTTTTCTTCTTTGCGCCAAGGAATATTAGACGAGCGCGAAGTATGGAAAGGTTTACAACAATGGTTTAAAGCTAATTATAACGAAAGAATCCATGCGGAATGGTTAAAATATTCGCTATTAGCTTCGCGTATTAAATGCGGTAACGGATTTTTAAAGCCGGAACGTATCGACAAATATAAAGAAGTCGCGTGGACTATGCGCCGTTGGTCTTGGGTAGACCCGGTTAAAGATGTAAATAGCGCGGCAATTTCCGTACAAAACGGCTTCCGTAGTAGGTCGGATGTAATTAGGGAACAAGGACGCGACCCGCAAGAAGTATGGACTGAGATAGAAAAAGAAAACGAAGAAATTAGGGCTAAAGGTATTTTAGTCAAAAGTGAGGTTATAAAAGATGTTAGCGAAGACGAATAAAATTTATGCTAATGCCGAAAAAACAACCAAAAACGAGGGTAAAAAGTTTTGGAAGCTTAAAAATTTCTTGAATAAAGAAAATAAAAAAGAAGCCGACTTATTACTATATGGCGTAATTGGCGACGACGGCTATTGGGATAGTGTAGGGTCTAAGGAATTTGCGGAAGACCTAAAAGCAGTTGAAGACGTTGAAACTATTAACGTAAGAATAAATAGCCCTGGCGGCGACGTATTCGCGGGTCAAGCAATATATAGCACTTTAAAGCGTTGCAAAGCTAAAGTTAATGTTTATATTGACGGCTTAGCGGCTTCTATCGCCTCTTTAATTGCTATGGCGGGCGATAAGGTAATTATGCCTAAAAATTCCATGATGATGATACACAAGCCATGGACATTTTCGGCGGGCAATGCTAACGACATGCGCACTACGGCGGACACTTTAGACAAAGTAGAAGAATCTTTAGTAGTTGCTTATGTCGATAAAACCGGACTAAGTGAAGACGAAATTAAAAAGCTTTTAGACGCTGAAACTTGGCTAACCGCTTCGGACGCTTTAGCTAAAGGCTTTTGCGACGAAATAGAAGAAACCGAAGTAAAAGCAAGTTTAAAAGACGGTCAATTAGTTATTAACGGTCAAAAATTTAACATAAAAGATTATAAAAATTTTAATGCTTCTTGGTACACAAAGGAAGCTAAGGACGACGGGCAAGGGCAAGACCCGGCGGGGCATATCGTACCAAAAGTAGAAAATACTTTTATAACAGTAGTACAAAACAATAAAGAAACAATGAAAGGAAACAAAAACATGAATTTATCAAAATTATGTGCCGCTTTTGGTCTTGATTATGAAGCTTTGAAAAACCAAGGCGTAAGCGATAGCCAAATTAAAGCTATGATTAAAGCATTACAAGACGGCGAAGAAGACGAAACTAAAAACGCAGACGCAGAAGTTAAGGCTGAAAAACAAAGAGTAAAAGACATTTTAGACCTTGGCAAAACATATAACGCTAGCGACAAAGCTATGCAATATGTAGCAGACGGCAAAAGCGTAGAAGAATTTAAAGACGAATTACTAAAAGAATCAGGAAGCAAAGAGCAAAAACCGCTTAATAACTCTTTCGGTGTTGGTATGACACTAGAAGAAGCAAAAGCTTTTAGCATTACTAACCTTGTAAACGCTTTAGCTAACCCAACAGACAAAAAAGCACAAGACGCGGCTTCTAAAGAATTTGCTTTATGTGCAAAAGCGGCTAGCAAATACGGCGTAAAAAATAATGGTACAGTAATCCCGGTTGAAGCTTTATTAGCGCCAATGATTAGCAACCTTGATACAACAGGCGGCGCGGCTCTAATTCCTACAACTTTGAAAACTGAATCATTTATAGAAATGTTAAGAAATAAATGTGTTATTTTGCAACTTTCAAGACAATTAAACGGTTTAGTAGGGGATATTGAAATACCTAAACAAACCGCTGGGGCTTCCGGCTCTTGGGTTGGCGAAGATGTAGCGGCAGACACTACTAACGCAGAATTTGGCACTTTAAAACTTGGTATGAAAACAGTAAGCGCTAATACATACGTTACTAGAAAAATGCTTAAACAGTCTTCAATGGATATTGAAAATATGTTACGCGACGATTTAGCGGCAGCTTTAGCGCTTGCTATTGATAAAGCGGGCTTCTATGGCGTAGGCGACGAAAATACACCTAAAGGCATTACAAACCATGACGGCGTAAATACCGTTACTTATTCCGGCGAATTTCCAGGCTATGCAGACTATGTAAAAATGGAAACCGAAATAGCTACCGATAATGCAGATGTAAACAACATGGCATATATCGTAAACGCTAAAGCGCGCGGCAATGCTAAAGTTACTCAAAAATTCCCTGGACAAAATGACGGGGGCGGCGTAATTTGGGAAAATGGTAACACAATTAACGGCTATAAAGCTATTGTTACTAACCAAATTAACGACGGCGACGCTATTTTAGGTAACTTCGCAGATTTAATTGTAGGTATGTTCGGCGGTCTTGAAATTATCGTAGACCCTTATACAAACTCTACAAAAGGCGGCGTAAGAATTACAGCTTTCCAAGATGTAGACTTCGGCGCACGTCATGAAGAATCTTTTTGCGTTGCTAAAAAAGGCGCATAGCTAGATTTGGGATATAACTAGAAAGGGTATGTTTTTACATACCCTTTTTTTAAACAAAAGAAAGGTTTTAAAATGTTAAAAAAAATACAACTAAAAAGCCAAGTTTTAATAGGTGGCAAAGTTGCACACCCTGGCGACGCTAACAAGGGTATTTATGAACTTCATAAAAACGTAGCAAATAGCTTAGTAGCTAGAAAAAGGGCGGTATTTGTTGAAGACGTTAAAAAAGAAGAAAACGACGGCGGCAATATCGAATTAACTTTAGAAGAAGCTAAATTAGTTGCTAATGAATTAGGAATTAAATTTAATCCTAATATTGGATTACCTACACTTCTTAAAAAAATCGACGCAGAATTAGAAGTACAAGCTAAAGAATACGGCTTAGAAATCGAAGAAATTAGTACAACCGAAGCAATGGAACTTTATAGAGTTGCAAAAGCTAACAAAGAATCCGGCAAAAACGACCAAGTAGACCCGGAATTATTAAACAAGCTAAAAGCTTTAGCAGACGAAGCCGACGTAGAATATAAAGAAGACGTAACGGCTGAAGAATTAAAAGAAGCGTTAGAAGTTGAGTTAGAAAAATACGCAAGCGAACAACAACTAGAAGTACCGGAAGACGCGGACGTATTTAAAACTTGGGAATTGATTAAAGAAAAATTACAAAATGGTTAAAGAAAACTTACATATTTTTACTAGAACTTTCGGCAAGGCTATTAAATTTAACCTTGCCGACGGGTCTATATTAGAAAAAGGCGTAGACGGTCTACCGCTAAAAGGTATTTTTGATAATGCGTATTTTTTGCAAGAAATAGGCGACGTAGATATAGACAATACGCAACCGCGCTTAACTTGCGTTATGGAAGACATAGCAAAAGTTAAAAAAGAAGATACGGTAGAAATTGACGGCGCATTATACGACGTTACAAAAGACCCGCAACCGGACGGCACAGGCATGGGGATAGTTATTTTAAGTAAATACGGGAAAATGTAGCAAATGTTAGAAATTGGCATAGATAGCGTACAATTAAGCCGGTTAAATACTGAATTAGAATTAACTACGCGCGACTTGCTAAAAATTGCTACAAAGTCTTTTAAGGCGTGCGCTAAAAATTTCACTAAAAACGCTATAAAAAGCGTTAAAAAAAGCTTCGGTATTGCTGATAAAAAATTAAGACAAAGAATTAGGCAATATGTAATAAATGATTTAAAAATTAAAATATTCGCCGGATTTTATAGAACGGGTCTTACAAATTGGCAAGCTAGAAGCACAAAACGCGGGGTAACTTATGGTAAACCCGTAAGAAAATTAAGAAAAGGCGCTTTTATAGCGCGTATGCCCGAGGGCGGACGAATAGCCGTTAAAAGGACGGGTAAATATCATACACCAACCAAGGGGGAATATGCTAATAAATTCTATCAGAGAAACACCGCCAAGCATAAAAAGGGCGACCCATACCAGGTAGAAATATTAGAAAAACAAGTAACCGAAAATAACGAAATAGAATCAGTAATACAACCGATTTTAGAAGCTGAAACTAAAAACTTTTATACAACTTTTAAAAAAGCTTTTGAAAATGAAGTTAATAAATATTTAAGAAATCAGCTTAGAAAAAAGAGTTAAAAAATGGAAGAAAAAGCGGCAATAAATCCTATTACCGACGCTATTTTAAATGCGTTTAAGGAAAAATACGGAAAAGAATATACAATAGGCGATTATGAAGACTTTGAAGACGGCGTAACCTTACCCGGCATGTTCATACAATTAGTTAATTTTGAGCAAGTAGGAAATAGAGCGCCCGGAATCTTTAGGGCTAATTGCACTTTTAGAGTTTATATATGCGAAAGCTTTAAGGGGCAAGCTAAAAAACGCGTAAGAGATACCGCGCTAGACGTCGCGTTATTTGTAGACGGTAATTTTTGGGGCGATATTCAAACCTTTACTAAAGGGGCTTTTGAATTTGCCGAAGAAGACGCTTTTAACGAAAAAATCGACGCCGCCGAGATTTGGCAAGTCGAATGGAAGCAAGAAATTTATATAGAAAAATAGTAATTACAAGCTTAACAATGAAAGGAACACACCATGGCAGGAAAAGAAACAATTACTTTAGGTATTAGAGATTTAAAAATCTCAGAAGTTATCAAAGACGACACTACCGGCGTAGAATACGGCGCACCGTTGGACGTACCGGGAGTAAAAGAAATTACAATTACAACTATTAAGGACGAAAAAGAACTAACAGGCGACGGCGTTATTTTAGATTCTTACGAAAAGAAAAAAGGTTACGAAGTATCTTTTAAAAACGCACAATTTAGCCAAGCTATTTTAGACCTTATTAACGGTACAACTACCGAAGAAACAGGCGAAGACGGTAGCAAAATTTATACAACCGAAGACGGAAGTACAAATATTTCTAAATACTTTGCTTTAGAATTTGCACCGGAAAAAGCAGTAGGCGGCAAAGATTATCATAGAATTTTATATAAAGTATCTGGAACTTACGAAGAAGAATACGCCGAAGAAGACTACATGGTATGTAGCTTTACAGGTAAGGGCGTAGCTAGAACTTACGATAAGAAATTCGGCGCTAGAAAAGTTTACGAAGCAGTTACAGAAATTGCACAAATTCAAACAATAGTAGCTGAAGCTTAATTTTTTCACTTACCGAGAAAGTCTATTCAATAAATAGGCGGATAAAACCGCCTATTTATTTTTTTGATTACATACAAAAAAGAAAAGGAAAACAGGCATGCAAAATTTAACATCAAGCGGATTTACGGCGGATATTTTAGGCAAAAAGCGTAATATAAAATTTGAAGTTAGGAATTTTATAGCGCTTAAAAAACGCTTTAATATCGAAACTTACGACTTAATCGACCGAGTTTTAAAGGGCGACGAAGAAGCTATTTTAATTATGATTTGGTGCGGTACTTTGGTATTTGCTGATAAATTCGACTTATCAAACCCAACCCAAATTAAAGAAGAAATAGACATAGAAAAGCTTTATAAACTAGAAATAGGCGAACTAAGGGAAATAGGTACAAATGTAGTTAAAGGCTTGTTAGATTCAATGCCCGAAGATACTACAAAAAAAAAGACGAAAGCGACCGGAATAGCGAAACAAATAAAGAAAATTCTAAATATAAAATAAATTGGAATCAATTATTTTATATTTTCGTTTCGGTTATGGGCTTTAGTGAAGAATTTTATTTTAAATCAGAATGTAAAAGACTATTTACTATTCTTGAAGTAAGAAACGAGTATTACAAAGACGCGGGCGCTAGTGTAGATAGTGAAAACGAAGCAAAAGCGCTACAAAAATTAGACAGCTTTTTAGGATAACCATGGCAAAAAATAAATTAGATATATTATTAGGTTTAGATAACGCGCAATTAAAAACAAAATTAAAAGAATCCCAAGGGCTTTTAAAATCTTTTAAAACTAGCCTGGGCGGTGTTTTAGGTGGCGCGGCTCTTGGTATATCTTTAAAAAACTTGGGCGATTATGCTTTAAATGCGTCTAAAGCTTTTGAAAGTGCGTCTATTTCTTTTAAAGTATTGCTAGGCAATGAAGAAAAAGCCGCAAAACTTGTAAAAGATATTGAAGCTTTAGCAAATGTTACGCCAATGTCTTCTAGCGGGTTACAAGAAAACGCAAAATTATTATTAAATTTTAATGCGGTGGCTGAAGACGAAATAATACCGACTTTAACAATGTTAGGCGATATTACCGGCGGCAACCAGGCTAAAATGGATTCTATGACGCTTGCGTTTGCGCAATGTGCTAGCGCCGGTCGTCTTATGGGTCAAGACCTATTACAAATGATTAACGCCGGATTTAATCCGCTTCAAATAATATCAGAAAAAACCGGCAAAAGCATAGCGACATTAAAAGAAGAAATGTCCGACGGTAAAATATCCGTAGAAATGGTTACGCAAGCTTTTAAAGATGCTACCGCAGAGGGCGGGCGCTTTTATGGCATGATGAAAGAGCAAAGCGAATCTAAAGCGGGCTTAGAAGCAACTAAGGCGGATTCTTACGAAATTTTAGCGCGTACTATTGCCGATAGAGCTATACCGGCTTTAAAAGATTTTGACAAAGCACAAATTAAAGCGGCAAATAGCGCGACCGAACATGTAAAAACTCTTTATAAATGGATGGACGTAAACAACCAAACTTTAAACATGGTTAAAAATACGTCTATTGCCCTTGTAACTATTGCGGGCGCTTTTGCTGCAACTAAACAAAGCGTAGCGCTTGCTTCGGCAGCTATTGAGTATTTTAGATACCAACAAGCTTTAGCGCGTACCGAAACTACGGCGCTAGCTTTAGCTATGCAAGGTAAATTAGTATTAGCTACGAAAGCTTTAATAGTTCAATTTAGAACTTTAACCGCTACAATGCTAGCAAACCCATGGACATGGGTAGCGGTAGCAATAGCGGGCGTAGTTGGTGCGGTCGTACATTTAAAAAATGAATCAGAAAAAACCGCGGCTATAATTGCGGATTTGAATAATAAAGAAGCCGACCAGGTTAGCACACTTAGCGACGCAATAACTACTATTAAAGAATTATCGGGCGCTGAGAATCTAAACTATGAAGAAAAGCAAAAATTAACAAACGCTTTAGCTTTATTAACGGATAAATACCCGGAATATGCCGACAGGTTGCGTGAAGAATTAGCTTTAAAAGGCGAAATTAACAAAGCAACCGCGGAAGAAATAGCCAATAAACTTACCTTGCAGAAAATCAACGAGTTAGAAAAACGCAAGAAAAAAGTAGAAAAAGTTATTAACGCGCGCGGCAATTATGCAACTTTTGAAAGTATAGACGGTACTACCGGCTTTGCTTATGAAGACGAAAAAACTAAAGAATATAATAGACTTCAAAAGGAAATTTATAACGCTTTAGAATCTAAACAAAGCATAGTAAATACTTTAACCGGCGTTGATAGTTCTACACCAACAAAAGGCGGTAAAAAGAAAGCAACCGCGGGAATGTCTAAAGCTGATAAGACCGCCGCAGAAAAGGCACAAAAAGAAGCTTTAGCCCTTAAACTTGCTCAACTAGACGCGGAATTACTATTAGTTAAAAATAATGCCGAAGAATCGCATAAAATCGAATTACAAAAAATACAAGCTAAATTAAATTCGGAAAAAAAGGGAACTTCGGAATATCAAAATATACTAAATGAACGTACAAAGCTAGAGCAAGAATACGCCGACCAGGCTATACAATTAGAAATAGAACGCTACAACCGTAAAGCGGAATTAGAGCAATTACAAATAGATAAACAACGTAGCGCCCTAGATTCGCAAAACGAAAGCGGTAGTATTTCTAGTAGTGATTATTATAAAGAAATTCAAGCACTTGAAGACCAAAAATATAATATCGCTTTAGCCGGACTTCAAAAGCAAGAAGAATTATATAAAGACGACCTAGCGAAACTTGAACAGATAAACCATGAAAAGCTAGTTTTAACCGCAAATTATGAACTTGCTAAGCAAGAATTAGTAACGGAATCTTTAGAAGCGGAAAACGAGCGCTGGCGAAATGTACTAGAACACCTGGGCGAATCTTTCCAAGATTCTTTAGGCGAATTTTTCCAAGGCAACCAAACATTAAAAGAAAGCTTTATAAATATCTTTGGCGATATTAAAGCGGCTTTTGCCCGAATGATAGCGGAAATGCTTGTAGAACAAGCTAAATTAACTATGCTAAAAGGTTTAACAAACCTTGCGGGCGCGGGCGGTTGGGTTGGAACGGCGGCGAATTTTATAAAAGGCTTCTTTGCGGACGGCGGTATAGTACCGGGCAATTATAATCAAGCCGTACCAATAGTAGCCCATGGGTCGGAAATGGTATTAAATCCAACCCAACAAAAAAACCTATGGAACATGGTAGCGGGTGCAACAAATACGCAAACATCAAACCAGGGCGCGACAGGTCAAAGCCAACAAGTAATAGTAAATAATATTACGCCCGTTTTTCAAAGCTTAGACCCGGCGCAAGGTCAAAAGATGTTTACCGACTGGATGAAACAAAGCGGCGTACCTATCGTTAAAGATAGTATAAAAAATAATAATCATCAAATGCGCGATATGATTAAAGGCGTCTAGTTATGTCTTTATTCCCGTTAGCGTCGTAGAATTGATTATTAACCCAATGCCCGATAAGTTTTTTATTTTTATCAAATAAAAAAGATTCTTGGTTAGATACGACAAGGTTAATATTTAATAATTTGCCTTGCGTATCATACGCCAAGGTTTTATACGGGTAAGACCCGCTAAAAGTATTAACTTCATATTTTAGAAGTTTGCCGCTAGGCGAATAATAATATTTTTTGCTTGGGTCTTGGTCATATTGAACACCATAAAAAGAAAGTTTGTTATTTTCGTAGAATGGTACAATTTTACGGGCTACGGCTTCGCTAATTCTTCCGTTAATATAACCAATACTAGAGAAATAAAATTTATCGTTAATATTTGCGCTAAATTCTTCTTTTGAGATTTTAACCGGGGAATTATCAAAAGCAACTACGCGGGCTTCGTCTACTGTATATTCTACACCGCCTTTTAATGTATAAGCATTAACCGGCATGCAGATAAAAAGAATAGTAGCAAAAGCTAACAAAGTTTTTTTAAGCTTTGTTAAGTCTATTTTTTTAACCCTGGAAAATAATATAAAATCTTTTTCGGAATCATTTAGCCTTACTGTATGGCTTAATTTTTCTTTTGGTTTTACTTTGGGTCTACCCGCACCAAGTCTATCGCCGCCGCGTGTCATATTAACCGCCTTTCTAAAGGTTTTAGCCTTTTCTTTAAGTATAGCATACTTATTAGATTTTTGCAACATAAATCAAACAATGGATTTTAACAAGGGTTTTAACTATGGTAGATAATATATTAACCTTTAATTTTGCTTATAAAGAAGCTTATACAAGCTCTATCGAATTTGATACGCAAATTATCGAAAAACATAAGGGCAAAGAGCAACGATACCCAAAATGGACTTACCCAAAAAGAACTTTTACGCTTAAATTTGATAAAAATTTTAGCGACCGCCAAAAGATAGAAGATTTTTTTATAGAAGCAATGCTAAGCGGCGGTAAATTTAATTGGACTTGGGAAAAAGAAACCGGCGGAAACGGTAAAACCTATTTATGTCATTTTGAAGAAGAAAAATTAAAACAAAATATTAAAAATTTAGGTTATACCGATTTTGATATTACTTTAGTATGTATTGATAATTCCCCGGTAGAATCTGTAGGGGCTTTTGATTTTTACCATGACGCAGAATGCGAAAATACTTTAGGATTTTATAGAATCTTAGACAAAGTATTTACGGCGGCTAATAATATTAAAGTTTGGTGGGATAAACCTAAGAAAAGTTGGACGCTTAAATTTGATAAAGACCCCGAAACGCGTAAAAAAATAGAAGAATTTTTTATAGCTAAACGCGGTAAATTTAGGTCTTTTAATTGGACATGGGAAAAAGACCGCGGCGGCGACGGTAAAACATACCATGTAAGATTCGATAGCGATAACTTACAAATGGACGTAGACCGTTTAGGCTTTGCGACTTTTCAAATTCAATTAGTAGAAGTTTTCCCAACCGCTAACCCGCTATTAGAAGTTGAAAAAGACGAAATAATACCGCGTAAATTATTAGAAATTGATATGCCGGGCGGCGGGGTTAGAATACTTGATAACGAAACTTTAGCATATTTGCTATTCAAGGGTAAAGAATACTTAGGCGCGCCGCTATCACATGGCGAAATTACTAAAGACGATAATAGTAGCGTATCTAAATTAAATATAGCTTTATCTAACGTAGCTTTAAGCATATCTAGCTTAGTTGGTGCGCGCGGCGACGTAATAACTAACGCCCCGGCGGTTTTAACGCTTGTATTTTTAGATGTAAATACAAACGCGCTTATTGAAGATTCCGCGCAAGTTCTTTACGCCGGAAAATGCAATAATCTAACGCTAGATTATGAAAACGCTTCTATGGATATTGAAACACCTTTAGGCGGCTATGAAAAGCAATGCCCGGCAATGAAATATAGGGCTAGTTGTCAAGTAAGACGCTTTAAAGATTGTAGATGTGGCTACCAGGGTGAAGAAACTACATGCGATAGAACTTTTACCAGGTGTAAAGAGCTAGGGAATCAAGCAAATTTTAGAGGATTCCCGACAATGTACGAAGAATTAGTAGTAAAGGTTTAAACTATGGAAAATTTTAAAGAATTATTGCTAGAAGTTGGCAGACCTTACGAAATGTTTAACGACGACGGAACGTATCAGGGTTGCTTTTATCCGGTGCAAAAATTATACCCGGATAAACCAAGATATAAATTAAGGTCGAACGACGACGACAAAAACTATTTTTACGGCATAGCAAAGCTTCAAAAACATTGCGTAGAAATTACCAGGGAAGAATTAAAAAAAGGCGATATAGTCGCTACCCGCTTCCGCAATGAATTACATGTAGCGGTCTATTATGAATACGACAAAATTATACACGTCTTTAAAGGTCATACGCTACAAATAGGGCGTTTAAATCTTTTTAAAAATGAAATTAAGTATTACAGGGTTTTAGAATAAATGGCAGTATTTACGGCAATAGCGACGGCAATAGCGACGGGGTTAGGTATGACACTTGCGGCAGCAACTACCGCAACTTTTATTACTGTAACTTCTTTAGCTTTGCAAGCTTTAACATATTTTGGCGGTATGGCGCTATCTATGGCGCTATCGAAAAAAAGCGCCGGCGATTATGGCGCAAGTTCGCCAACTTACGCCAACGGCGTAATACAAACGCAAACTAACCAGGATTTACCAATACCGCTATTATATGGTACATGCAAATTAGCCGGTAATAGAATTTGGCAACATGACGACAGTACAAAAACCGTAAAACGTATTGTAGGTTTTGCCGAGGGCGAAATAAGCGGCTTTTCTGATATTAGGCTAAATGATATTGAATCTAAAACGATAAAAGGTATTAGCATAAATCAATATTTAGGTACTTCAACGCAAACCGTAGACCCGATAGTAGGCAAAAACAACCATGAAGAACGCGCCGAAATTGTAGGAAGCTTGCGTAATATTGCATATATGGCAATATCAGTACCACGAAGCAACGATATAGACGCTAACTATAACTTAACGACTATTGTAAAAGGTCGTAAAATTAGGGTTTATGCTTCGCCGAATCCTACAAGCTATGTTATTCAATATTCGGAAAATCCGGCATGGATTATGTTAGATTTTCTAACATCATATAACGGCTTGGGTCTTTGTTTAAATAACGACGGTACTATAAATAATGAAGCCGTCATGGATTTATTTGATATACAAAGCTTTATAGAAGCGGCGGACTTTTGCGACGAAGAATTAGAATATAAAGTAATTGAAAAAGATAAAAACGGCAAAGAAATAGAAGTTACTAAAAAAGCGCCGCGCTTTACGTTTAATATGGTTTTCGATAGCCAAACTAGCGCGCGTGATTTAATAGACGAAATATATAGAAGTTGTCGCGGTGGTTTGTTTACCAAAAACGGCAAATTACAATTTAAAATAGATAAAGCCGAAGCAGTAAGCAAAGTTTTTACGGCTGAAGATATTATTAAGGGGTCTGAAACCTTTAGCACTATCCCAACCGAAGAACACTACGACATATTGAAGCTTGTATATATTTCGCCCGACCACGAATGGCAAAAAGTCGAAGCTTTTGCAGAAATACCGGACTACCGCGACGGCGTACCAATAGAACATAGTATAAATTGTTATAGCGTTACTAATTTCCAACAAGCAAGCCGCTTAGCTTGGTATTATGTAAACTCTAAAAGGCTTTGCCCTTATTATGGAAGCTTTAAAACTGATTACCGCGCATACGATTTAGAAGTAGGCGACGTAATAAAATTTGATAGCTTGCTTATGGGCTTAGACGGCTATTTAGTAAAAGTTACTAGCGTTTCGGACGACGGGGCGGGAACTTTTACCGTAAATTGGCGAACATACGACGAAAGATTATATAGCGACGAATTAGGCAGTAAAGAGCCGCGCGTGCTTGTATCTAATTTAAAAGATAATTACGGCTTCCCGGACGATATACAGTCGTTTAACGTAGTGCAAAACCAAAAATTAGTAGAGTTTGCATGGACACCGGTACAAGGCGTGGGAATTACTTACGAAATTCGTAGGGGTGAAACTTGGGAAAACGCTAGCGTAGTTGCTTCAAGCCTTAGCGATACTAGCTATACTTTAAATCTAACATCTAAAGGCGTATATAAATATTGGATAAAAGCAAGGAATCAATACAATTATTCTAAAAATGCTAAAAGCGATATTTTAAACGTGCAATATGTACCGGATTTAAACGAAGTAGTATCTAGTCATATCTTAGAAGACCCGCAAGGGGAATTTTATAACACTAAAATTTATCATAATAGATTAAAATTAAAATCTTCTATGAAGTGGGAAAAGCTAAGCGACTTTTGGCAGAAAACCGGGGCAAGATATTACGCCGATTCTAACGGAAAATGGGCGACTGTTACAGTAGAAACCGGCGCTTATACTTCGCAAGTTTTCGACATTGGCGCAAGCTTAACTAATATAATTTCGTTTAATTATAGCTTATATTCTACGGAAGAAAACCAAGCAATTATTTTAGAGTGGCGATACTCCGAAGACAATATTACATGGTCGGACTGGCTTTTAGCCTCTACCGGGTCATATCAATTTAGATTTTATCAAGTGCGCGTAACCTTTAATAACCCTAACGGGGCTATGATGTGGCTAAGCGATTTAGTAATGAATGTAGATGTACCAGACCGAAGCGAAACATATACGAATAGGACTATTGAAGACGCGGCGCAAGGTATAAAAATCACTTATGAAACCGACGCAGAAAGCAAGCAACCTATACCGTTTATTAAAGCCGAGCCGCATGTACTTGTAACGCCGTATAACACTAACGCATACCCGGACGTAATAGAATCTAAGCCGGATTATTGCATAGTGAAGCTATATACAAATGAGGGTATAGAAACGACAGGAAGCGTTAATATTTCCGTTTCGGGATATTAACAAAAGAAAGGACTAATATAATATGGCAAACGCTGAAGAATTTGAATGGACGGACAACCCGACCGAAGCGGGCGTAGCAGAATGCGACCCGGACGTATTAAACGACTGTTTAATGTATTTGAGATACAACGCGGCAACCGGTAACGGCATACCGCCAATGCAAACAAAAAACAAGGAAATTAAAAAAGACGGTAATACCTATACGCTAACTTGGCAAGACCCGGACGACTCAATTATAAGCGGCGTGGAAATTGCTACATGGGGCGGTACAAAAATCGTAAGAAAAGAGGGTAGCTATCCTACCGACCATTTAGACGGCGTAGTAGTTTGCGAAAACTTAGTAAGGAATCAATACGCTACTAGTGGTTTTGTTGATACGGTAGACGACGAAGCTAAAGAATACTATTATAGGGCTTTTCCTTATTCCGTTAATAAGGTTTATAACTATAACCCGCTAAATATTTTTGGCGCTTGGTTGTATGGTTATTGCGAATACGATAACGAAAGCGTACCGGGCGAACGCTACGAGTATTTAGAAGAAAATTATAACTTCAAGCCTTGTTATATGGATTTTAGCCGCAATGCTTTTAATTGGGGCAGTTGGAAAAATAACCCGCTTATATCCTGGAATAACATGCGCCCTTGTATGCTATACAATGCTTCAAGCGGACATAACGGGCAAGTAGCTTATTATTTAGACCCGGACGACCATACTAAAATTTATAATAGCGATTTGTCTAGCGACGTCGCTAACGTAAATTTTGCCGGTAACGCCATGGTAGAAATAAGACGCGTATTTACAAAGTCGGTAACGGTTGAGGATATGACAGGGCGTAAAACCTATAAATATTTTTCTAACCTTAAATTAGATTCCGGCTTCGAGTGTTACCCATGCAAACGCGCAGACGGTACATATAACGAGTTTTTCTATGTACCAATGTATAACGGCTCTTTAATTTCTAATGTTTTGCGCTCTATTTCCGGGCAAACTGTAATTAGCGGAAAAACCGCACAAAACGAAATAGACTACGCGCGTGCTAACGGCGACGGTTGGGACACCGAAGTAAAATGCGATAACGACTATTTAATAAGTTTATTTAAGCTATTGTTTAAAACCGCAGACGCGCAAAGCGCTTTAGGCGAGGGGAAAAGCGACGGCGGTAGTAGTGTAGCGGCTTGTCTTAAAACCGGTACAATGAACGATAAGGGCATAATGTACGGGTCTTCTTCTACTTCGGTCGGCGTTAAGTTTTGCTATATAGAAAACTTTTACGGGTCGCAATGGCGTAGATATAGAGGGCATATAGTCAATAAAGGCGTACACTACGTTAAAATGACTAAAAGCAATATCGACGGGTCTAGCGCAACCGACTATAATTTAGACGGTACGGGCTATATTCCACTAACGGAAATTCCGGCGGCTACTGGTACTTCCGGGGGTTATATTTCGCAAAGTAAAGAAGTCGGCAACTATGGCAGATTTTCAACCGTAGTTAGCGGGTCTTCTTCTACTTATTTGTGCGACGGTACATGGTTTGATAACGGCATTGTCGCGTATCCTTTTCGCGGCGGCGGTTCCTACAGTGGTCGGATTTGTGGCGTTTCGTGCTTCTATTCCGTCAGTGCGGCGTCGCGTACGTACTGGGACATTGGGGCGGCTCTTTCTTTCAAACCTCTTTAGGGGGTTTGGGGGCTTTCCCCCAAGTATAAAAATATTTGCACTATAAAAAAGGGATTAAAGGTATATGCCTTATCGCGGCGGCAATTCCAACAATGGTCGGATTTGTGGCGTTTCGTGCTTCAATTCCAACAATGCGGCGTCGAATACGAACTGGAACATTGGGGCGGCTACTTCTTAGTTAATTATGCTTTTTCTAAAGTACCTTTAATTCCTTGCCACTTGGCAAAAATTAACCGAAAAAGAGGCACAGGCTAGTAGCACGTTGAAAGTCAGTGAGGTTACTAAGAAAGACATGAAGTCTTATAAACATCTCTTTGAAAAGCTTATAAGTTATGAAAATATTAGCTTGGCTATCGACCGGTCGTCGTTAGGCAAGCGCAATAGACCCGAAGTTAAAAGGATATTAGAGAATAAAGACAAATATATAAAACAACTTCAAGACCTTTTAATAAATAAAAAGCTTAAAATAAGAAAGCATGAAGCAATACAAATTAACGACGGTATGCGGGCTAAAAAACGCTTAATAATAAAACCCGATTATATCTACGAGCAAATATTACACCATGCTTTAGTGCAAGTATTAACGCCGGTATTTATGCATGGAATGTACCAATTTTCATGCGGGTCATTGCCAAACCGGGGCGGATTATATGGCAAAAGATATTTAGCTAAATATATAAAAGAAAATCCGAAGAAAATAAAGTATGTAGCTAAAGGCGATATTACTAAATTTTTTCAAACGGTAAATATAGAATTAGTTAAAGAAAAATTTAAAAAGAAAATCCATGACGAAAGAATGTTAGAAATAATATTTTTAGTTTTGGATTCCAATATAGCGACTTATAAAGGCGAAGATATAAACATGGGTTTGCCTATTGGTTACTATACTTCGCAATGGGTCGCTAATTGGTTTTTACAAGAATTTGACTATTTTATAAAGCAAAAATTAAAAATAAAATGCTATGTAAGATATGTAGATGATTTTGTATTATTAAGTCCAAATAAAAAAGAATTGCATAACGCATTTAAAGCAATTCAAGAATATTTAGCCGGGCTAGATTTAAAATTAAAACCAAATTACCAGGTTTTCAAGTTTGCTTATATTGATAAGCGCGGGCGACAACGCGGGCGACCTATTGACTTTATGGGCTATAAGTTTTACCGCGATAGAACGGTATTACGCAAAGGTATTTTATTAAGAGCAGCTAGGAAAGCTAAAAGAATTAGTAAAAAAGTTAATTTAAATTGGTACGAATGTACGCAAATGTTATGTTATTTAGGATGGTTTAAATATACCGATACTTACAAATTTTTTGAAAGATATATAAAACCTAAAGTAAACATAGGGCAATGCAAAAAGATAGTTAGCACAAGACAAAGAAGAATAAATAAGAGGTTACAAAATGATTACGTTAAATTGGAAGAATCAAGAAAGCTTAAACAAACCGGCAGTAATTGACGCTACAATGTCTAAAAAAGCGGTTTATATTAGGCAAAATATACAGGAAGTCGAAGTAGAAACAACCGACGGCGAAAAACAATTAAAATATGTATACCAGGAAGCGCAAGTAGCGGCTGAAGACTTTAATTTATATATTGAATCTTTAAAAGCTTCCGGAGTTGATACAACCCCGGCGGGGCTAGAATATCAATTAAAATTAAATGCGCCGGTACAATATGTAAACGGTCATTTTTATAAAATAAGCTATATTGATAACTATAAAGCTATCATGGACGACGTAAACGCCGCTATTAACCTTATGGAAAAAGCCGGCGAAGATATAAGCGGAATTACAAGCAAACAAATTACTATTTACGACGCTACCGGACTTACTGAAAATGCCGTTAATATGACTATTGCAGAAATTACAACGCTTTATTTTTACTTATATATGCTTAAAGAAGAATATTACAACGAATACAAAGTAAAAAAAGCTTTGGTATAAATATTTTGGTTGGGCGGTTGGGTATTTAGCTTGCGGCGCGCTTTAGCGGGCTAGAGTTCGGGCAGGGCTTTTATAAGTTTTTTTTGCATTATGCTAGGCGGGGCGCTTGCCCCCGTCGCAACTCTAAGGCGGTTTTTATGGATATAAAAGCTATTGGGGCGAAAAATCCGGCGTTTGGATATTCGCACCCGCTTAAAACCATGTATAAAAAAGGGCAAATTAAGCTAAAATACGGGTTTTATGGCGAAAAAATCACAATTAAAAACGCTTCATTAGAACATTTAAAGCCGGCTTCGCAAGGCGGGAAAACTATTTATAGTAATTTGGTTATAACTTCTAAGGAAGCAAACCAAGCAAGGGGCAATAGACCGCTTTGGGAATTTGCTACATGGGAAAATATTAAAAAGTATTTGGCGCAGTTTATCGGGGTTAAGATTAAAGGCTTTGACGGCGACGAATATATAAAAATGATTATAAAAACCGTTACGGAATTATTACAACAGGGGCAACAATGTGCATATTAAATAATATTTCGCCAACTCTTTTAAGACGTTGGACGCCTTTAGCTATTAAATGCTATAAAAGCGGGTGTAATTGTTACAAGTGTACCGTTTTGCGTAATTGCGAATCAATAACCCCGGCAACTTGTCGCATGAAATCCGTAGTATTAGGCTTGGTAAGAAAATTTGGTAAACCGGCATGAAAAAGCTAATAAATTTTTTTAAAAGATTTTGGATTATTCCGACCGATTTAAACGGCGGTTTTAAATTTCAAATAAATATACCTATTGGAAGAAGCAATAAAAGTAAGAGAAAGAGGGGCTAAAATGTTTAAAAAGTTTTTTAAAAAAATTAAAGTTGCTAAAAAAGTTTTGGCGGCAGTTGATAAGGTTGAAGACCTTATTAAAAACAACAAGGGCAAGTATGAAGACTTTAAAAATATTGTTGAAACTGTAAAAGACGCCGCGCCGGAATTAAAAGAACATGCGGACGCAATTATAGCAATATTAAAAGAACTAAAAAATAGTGAGGGCTAGAAATGGTAACATATCATTATAATAGCGCTTTTAGCGGTATGAGCCGCGAAGAAATACGGCAATTTTGCGACCTTAACGAATATCAGTTAATCGGGTCGGCTTTATTTGCAAAAAATGAAAGTATTGTATCAAAATTAGTTAGTTGGGTTTGCAAAGGCAAGGCAAAAGACGAAAAATTTATACCGTCGCATGTTGGGTCTTTGATTCTTTGCGGCGGGCATATTTATTTATTTGATATGAAACCGCCTAAACCTACTTTAACCAAATTTGAAGACTACATAGCAACTACAAAAGACGAATATTTATTAGTAATGCGTAATTTTGGAATAGATACGGAAAAATTTAGCTTAGGTATTTTATCAAGAATAAACCAACGCTACGGCTATTTGTCGGCTATTCAATCCGCTTTTAAATATTTGTGGTATCCATTGCGCGAACATTGTAGCGAAATTCATTTAAAAGAACTTCAAGAGCAAGGATTATTTAAAGATAATAACGCTAACGAAACAACCCCGGAAGACCTAAAGGAAATTTTATTAGCGTACAAGGGGGATTTACCGGCATGACAGAGATAAAAACCGATATAAATTTTACGCAATTAGTAGCAGATGTAGCATGTATTAAGCAAGCTATTTTAGGTAACGGCGAGCCGGGGCTATTTCACAGGGTAGAGAATTTAGAAAAAGACGTTAAAAAAATTGAATCTAACATGTATAAATGTCGCGAAAACCAGGGAAAATTTTGCGGCTTTTGCGCCGGTTGCGGTATGGTAGTCGGCGGCTTTTTAAGTTGGTTATTTAATTATTTTTGGAAAGGTTAAAAATGGATAGTGAAATTTTTAAAAAAGCGCTAACTTTTGTTTTAATTCGCGAGGGCGGGTATGTAAACGACCCGGACGACCCAGGCGGGGCAACAAATAGAGGTATAACGCAAAGAACTTATAACGAATGGTTAGCGAAAAATAATAAACCTAAAAAAGATGTTAAAAACATAACAGAAATAGAAGTAAAGGAAATTTACTATAATAATTATTGGCTTGCGGCTAATTGTCATAAAATGACGTCTAAATTTGCCGTAGCTTGTTTTGATACGGCGGTAAATATGGGAGTTAGTACCGTAAAACCGCTTTTAGAAGCTTGCCAATATAACGACCTTACTATGTTCTTTTTTGCACGAATAGAAGAATATAACGCAAGGGCAAAAAGGAAAAAAATATTACAAAAATATTTACATGGTTGGTTAAATCGTGTATTTATTCTTAGAGATTTTGTAAGAACCTTGTAAAACTCCTTTCTTTTTTGTATGTCAAAAACCCGGTGTAAAAACCGGGTTTTTTTATGCGAAAAATTATTTTTATACTATAATATTTTTATCGAGGGTAAAAGATGTAAGAAAATGGAAGCGTTACGCGGCGTCATTATCCGAATTTATAAAATTTTCTAGGTCTTTTAATAAAACAAGCGTAGCTGAAGAATTAAAAACCGGGTGTAAAATTTTATTAAAGAGTTCGAGCAACGACCCACCATGCGCCCCATTTTTAAAAATAGCAAAATTCATAAGAGCCTTAAACGGCTCTTTTATTGTTATTGTTAGTTTTGAGCCGTCATAAAAAAAGTTCGAGCAAAGCATTTTTAGTAAAATATGTTTTTTGTAGTCAGTATGGCGCAAGTAAGCCCCCGTAAGGTCTTTGCAGAGTTCGAGCATATTCTCAATTCGTTTAAAAATTTCGGTTTGAGTTTTACTAATTGCCGCTAATTCTATTGTTAAATCGTCTATTTGATTTTGCCAAGTATCGCGCTTTTTAATATATATTTCTTCGGATATTAAGCCGTCTATTTTGTCGTCATACAATGCTAATAGGCGGTTATTTAATTTTGTTAATTGTGAATCTATTTGTAGCTTACGTTTTTCGTTTAATTCTTTATTACAATATAAAATACCTTTTAAATCTTCTTTTACTTCTAATATTTTTTCGGGGCTAATATCAATAGTTTTAATAGCTTCTATTACCGCTTTGTCTATGATGTCGCTTTTAATAATTCTTTTACAGTTTTGGCAATATTCGCATGCATGATGACATCTATAATAAGTATAAAGCCCGCTTTTATTAACGCCTTTTTGGTGTTCGCCTACAAAAATACGCCCCGTCTTAGGGCAAGTAATTAAACCTTTATATATAAATTCGTGTTTAATTTGTTTTGGTCGGTAGTTTTGACTGCGCGCCGTCTTAAATGCCGAATATTCTTCAATGCTTAATATAGCTTCGTGTTTGCCGTTATAAATATCGCCTTTATAACGGAATTTTCCTATATAAAAAATATCGTAAACCGTTAAAATGTTTTCTACTAATTTTTTACTACAAGGTTTATTATTATGCGAAAAACCTTTTTTAGCTAATATATTTGCTATTTCTTTAAAAGAATACCCCGAAGTATATAGCTTAAAAACCTCTTTAATATAGTCAGATTTTGCCGGGTCGGGTTTAATTATCTTTTTGCCGTCTATTTTGTCGCGAATATAACCAACCGGGGGAATAGAGCCGGGAAAATATCCCTGGCGCGCTTTTTCTTTTAAATTTTCAATAGTTCTAATGCTTGTTAATTCGCTTTCTAATTCGGCGTTATTTATTTGGTTATTACGAATATAACGCCCGTATGGGTTATTCATATCGTTATTTTCGGTTGCTGATAATAAAGCTACGCCGTATTGTGCAAATTTCGGCACAATTTGCGCGTGATATAGCCCGGTATTTCTTACCATTCTATCGCAACGCCAAACAATAACGGCATTTATACCATTTTTTCTATTTTTAATATCTTCAAAGAGTTTTTTATATTGCGGGCGGTTAGGATTCCGGGCGGTATAGCCGTCGTCTATATAAACCCCGATAATATTAAAACCCTCTTTTTGTGCAAAATTAAAACATTGGTTTTGTTGCATGTCGATAGAGTAGCCGTATTTTGCTTGCTCATCAGTTGAAACCCTTATATACAATACCGCATTATTCATAAAAACATACCTATAAAACAAAATATTATAAACAATACTAAAATAATAAAACCTACAAGCGCGATAGGGTCTAAGTCTTCTTCTTTGTTTTCTACCGGTATTTTATATTTAAAATTAGAGCTTTTGCAACTAGGGCAAATTGAATCTTCTAAAGAGAATATACAACCGCAATTAAGACATATTTTTACATTGTCTTTAGCTTTTGGCGGAGGCGTATTCTCTTTTTTTATTTGTATGTTTAAATTTCCTTGTTTATCAATTAAGCCCAATTCTAAAAACAAAAATATTATATGCTTACATAGTATTTGATTTTCTGAAAAATCCCGGCATGTGCAACCGCGCGAAGTTGTAATATAAGTTTTTCCGCTTGCGCTTTCTATAATAGCGCTTTTTTCTTCGCGGTCGATAATTAGTATTTTAAAGTTTTCGTTAATTGCTCTATTAAATCTAGCTTCTATATCCTGGTCGAATAAATTAAAATATTTTAATTTTTCGTCTTCACTTAGTAAGTCGTCTAATTTTTCTATGGCTAAGTTGTAGTAATTAGCATTTCTCTTTAAATATTCCCGAAGCATAAATACCGCCTTTTATAATTCTTCGCGCCAAATTCCAACAATACGCCCTATTATTTGGAAGTCGTCCGCGTCTTTTTTTTCAATATATCTTACGCCGTATTCTTTGTTATCGGATTTAACTATTATTTGGTCTAAGTTTAAAACTAATCTTTTGATAAAAATATTGTCGCCGAATCTAAAAATATATATACGGTTGTCGCGGATTTGTTCGCCTTGCCAATGTTCAACTATTAAACGGTCGCGGTCGTATATATAAGGCGTCATACTATCGCCCGTAGCGTTAATTATTGAATATTTGCGAAAATCTGAAAAAGTTTGAAAACAACGGCGCGGAACTTGTAATACTTCTTTTTGTTCTGAAAAAACAAAAGACCCCGACCCGCAAGACCCGAAGACGTCCGGGTAATAATCTACCGCTATTGTATCTATTTGCATAATAGAATTTTGCCCGTCATTATTTAACCATTCTAAAGCGGGCGCTAGCTTTTCTTTATTTAAAACTTCGGCAAAGGTTAATTTTATGTTAAGCTTATCTTCTATTTTTTTAATATTTTCATAACTTATTTGTGATTTATTGCGCTTTTTTCTACTGAAACTTGACGCTTCCATGCCCCAAGCGTCGGCTATTTCTTTGTTGGTTATGTTAATGTTAAGTTTTTGCAAAGTGGCTAATAATTCGTCTATATTCATTGTTTACCCCTTATTTTAGAAGTCGTTAAAATTTATATTAAAATATTGCTTGACATTTTATTAACCAAGTGTTAATATTAGGTCAAGAAGATAACTTAATTAAATTAGTTTATTTAATTACATATTAACACAAAAACGTAAAAAGTGCTAATAGAAGTACTTAATATTGCGTTACTTTGTGTTGGAAAGGAAAAGAGCAAAATGGCACAAACACAAGTTAGTATAGGGCTAGACGACGAGGTTTTAGAGCTTGTAGACAATGAACGCGGCGACGTTAGTAGGTCTTTGTATTTGCGCAAGTTAATTACCGAAGCCATGTACAAAAGGGTAAGAAAAGGTATATCAAATATCGAGGTATTACCGGCATGAGTTCAATACTTTTAAAAAGCTTAGTTATTGACGGGGTGCAAGTAGATATAAGGGTAAGTAATGAAAAAGAACCTAAAGAAATAGCTACGCAATTTATTTATGAGTTATTGAATTTTGACAATGACTAAGAAGTAATTGGAGTTCTACAAATGAAAAAGAAACATTTTTTAAAAACTATTTGCCCGTTTAGGGTTTTAGAAGAAAGAGTTACATGGGGTCAATTTATTGTACTTCATATTAAAGGTTTATTTGGCGCGGCTTTATGCTTTGGCTATTATATGTTATTCATTATTGCCGCTGATTTAGTAGAGGTTATTAAGTAGTGGCTGAAGTAAAAGTTAAAAACGGCTATTTAAGAATAGCTAATAACTTATACGATAATTTATATTTTAGAGATTTTAGCAAAAGAGAAACGCTAATAATTTCTTTAATAATTCGCTTGTCGTATGGATTCAATAAAAAGACGGCTATAATAAAGCCTAAAACCTGGTTTACGGCTTGCGGTTTATATCAACCGGATATTAACAAAATATTGCGCGGTCTTATCGCTAAAAAAGTTATTAAAGATTTAGGAAATAATAAGTATTCATTAAATAAAAATTACGACGAATGGTTAGTAGATTTTCCAAAAACTTTTAACGTAGAAAAATTTAATATTTTAAAAATGCTTCAACAAGTAGAGCAAAATACTAACAATGAAGATAGCAAAACACTATTAGAAAATATAGTAAAAAACTATGAAGAAGTAGAGCAAAAAACTATACAAAATGATAGTAATTTACTATCAAATAGTAAAACACTATCGAACAATATAGTAAATTGCTATGAAGAAAATTTAGAGATAGAGCAAAAAACTATACAAAACAATAGTAAAAAACTATCTAATAATATAGCAAAAAACTATATAAAAAATGCTGAAAACGCAGAAAGCGAAAGCGATTTAGACGGGTCTAAAGACAATAAAGACAATAAAGACATTACTAATAATATAAATATATATAGTAATAAGAAATTCGACCCTTATTTTAATAATCCAATAGTAGACACTTTTAAAAAAGAGTATGAAAAAGTTTTTAATACTTCTAGGTGCTATTTAGATAACTTACAGATTAACAAACTTGTAGAAATTGGCATAGATAACCCGGATTTTATAGAAAAAATACCGGTAATTATTAGCAAATTTAAAAAAATTAAATTTCCGCCAGGCATAAGTAAATTTAACTTGCGCGGTTTAATTAACGACGGTAAATGGGCGGGAATACTTAACGGCGAATACGACCAATTTATAGAAGATGAAAGCGCAGAAAACGCAGAAAGCGACGGGGTTAAAGAAAAATGGACGCTTTAAATATTAAAAAAATAGATTCTGAATTATTAGAAGAATCTTTAAAAGTTGAAGTAGAAGAATTAAAAAAATGTGCGCATTGCGGCGCTACCTTTACTTGGTTTACGCTTCCGGCAGTTTTAGGAAGAAAGCCGGCAAAGGTGCAAGTACCTACTTGTAAATGTATTGAAGAAATGGAAGAAAAAGAAAAAGCGCGCAAAGAAAAAGAAGCAAAAGACGCTAAATTAAAAAAGCTTTTTGAAAATTCTTTAATGACGCCGTTATTTAGAAAAAAGACTTTTAAGCTATTAGAAGAAAAAGCCGTAGAATACGGAAATAAAAAAGAATTAGAAATATGCAAAAAGTACGCAAAAGAATTTAACCGCGAAACAAGCGCCGGTATTTGCATGATAGGGAAACCGGGAACAGGAAAAACAACGCTTTTAGCGGCTATATGCAACGAGTTATTAGAAAAAAATCATAGTTGCTTATTTATCACTATGTCGGCTTTATTTGACAAATTTACAAAATATAGCTACGACAACGCGGGCGACATAAGCGGGCTTTTAAATTGGCTTACCGAATTTGATTTTATAGTTTTGGACGATATAGGACGCGGCGGCGAATCCGAAAAAAGGCAAGAAATAGCGTATAGGATTATTGACACTTTATTAAATTACGAAGTACCTACATGTGTTACGGCAAACCCCGAAATGTTAGCTATTATTGATAGCTTCCCGGCATGGCGCGCTATTATCGACCGTTTAAAAGATATGTGCGAAATACGCATAGAGTTTAAAGGCTCAACAAACAGGGGGCGCAAATGGCAGTAGATTTAAAAACTTATAGAGAAAATAAAGAAACTATTAAGAATTTAAAGACAATAAACGGCTTTTATATGGATAGATTCCCGAATAAAAGTACAGGGTGGGCGGGTATTACGTCGCTATTATATGCGCAAACGGCAATATTAGACCATTTAGAAAACGCGGAAGTAGATACGCAATTTATACCCGCTATAAAGTCTATGCTTTGGCAATTTTTAAACGATATAAGCAGCTACGAGAATAGCAGAAAGGAAAAATAAGAAAATGGGCGACATCAATACAATTACAATAAGCGGAAGATTAGGCGACGACCCGGAATTTAAATATTTTGAATCCGGCGCAAAGACTGTAACTATATCTATCGGCGTTAATAAATGGTCTAAAAAACAAGAAAAAGAAATAGTTACATGGCATACGGCTAAGGCTTGGGGAAATAAAGCGGAATTTATCGGCGAAGTAGCTAAAAAAGGCGCTATGGTATGTATTCAAGGGTCATTAGAAAAAGACGTATACCAGGACGAAGCCGGTAAAAATCTATCAAAAACTTACATTTTGATAAACGAGGTAAAAATAACAAATAAAAAAGAAAGTTAAATTAAACTCCAATTTTGGAAGATAGGGCGGGAAATGAATATTAAAGCATATTTAGAGGATAAGAAATTAAACGAAGTTTTAGAAAAAGAGTTAAGCAACAGAGAATTAGAAACGCTAAAAGCTATTGCTTTAGGCTTCGATATTTCCGAAATTTCTAAAAACCTAAAAATATCAAGAAATACGGTAAAAGTTTATCTAAATAACTTATCTTATAAAATCACTATCCCGACTACTAAAACTAATTTTAGAGTAGCTATGTGCATTTTTTACAACCAATTTAAGGAACTTTTAGAAAATGGACGAAATTAGAGTAATTAACGGAATTGAATATAAATTTTGCGTTACCGAAAACGAAATTTTAGCGCGCGAAATTCGCAAACTTGAATTTTCCGGCTTTAGAATCGTAGCAAATACCGACGGGTATATAACCGAATTTTATAAAGTATTTGGCAACGAAAAGAAGCTAATAGGCAAGCTTTTATATAACCCGGATAATTATAAATTTTCGCTTTGGAAGTTCTTAAAATCTAAAAATCACGTTATGAACACTACAAACGAAGTAGGCGTAAACGGGGCTATATTTTCAAAGCTTCGCGTGGGCGATTATCTATTTTTCAAAATTGACGAAAAGACCTATAAAATTAGCGTCGCTAAAGCCGCTAAGGTTGGAAATTATAAAAACTTTTCCGGAACTTCTTATAACTCCGAATTGCAATTTTTTATACCAATTTCGGAATTAACCGAACTTGAAAGCAAAAAGAAGAAAACCAGGGCAAGAAAAACAAGGAAAAAACCGGCATGAAAATAATCGAAAAACTACAAAATAAAATATTTTGCGCAGACGCTAAAAAACTTTTGGCACTATTGCCGGATAAAAGCATAGATTTAGTTTTAAGCGACCCATGCTATGGTATCGACTATACCGGGCAATTAAAAAGAAAGCTAGGCGGCAAAAGATTAAGCGTAACTAAATATAATTGGAATGATTACGGCGCGGCAGAATCCGAATGGGATAAAGAACGCACTAGCCCGGAAATTATAAAAGAGTTTTTAAGAGTTGGTAAAAATTCTATTATTTGGGGCGGTAATTATTTTGCGGATATTTTACCGGCTTCGCAAGGTTGGCTAGTTTGGAATAAAGGGCAACGTAATTTTAGTTTAGCGGACGGCGAATTAGCCTGGACGTCTTACGACAAAGCTTTAAGGATTTTTGATTATTCAAGAAGCCAATTTAAAGCGGACGAATCTAAACGCATACATGCGACACAAAAACCGCTAAAGCTTTTTGAATGGTGCATAATGCAAGCGCGATTAAAACCAGGTGCAACAATTTTAGACCCGCTTTGCGGGTCGGGTACACTTGCGGAAGCTTGCATAAACTTAGGATATAACTATATTTGCGCAGAATTAGACCCGGACATGGTAAATAAAGCGCGTAAAAGAATAGACGATAGATTAAAGCAACAAGGATTATTTAAGGCTGAAGACATAGTAGCGTACAATTTAAGCCTTTTTGATTCTCCGCAATATGAAACAAGAGGGCTAGAAAATGAGTAAACCAAAAGCGATTATATGCGATATTGACGGGTGCGTTATTGATACTTCCCGGATATATGAAGAAATAGCAGAAAAAGGCATAACCGGCGCGGATAAATTCGCATACTTTGAAGAATACGCAAACGACCCGGCTAAAGCTTTAATAAATCAACAATTAGTAGACATATTAGAGTTTTTGCGTATGCAAGGTTATAAAATTATCTTTTCGACCGCTAGAAGCAAAGCTATCAAGGTCGGCACTATTACCCGGTTAAGAGGTTGCATGATGTATAGCGACATATACATGCGCGACCTGGACGACTTTAGACCGGCGGCGGAAGTAAAAGCCGACCACTTAAAGCGAATTAAGGAATTTTATGACGTGCATATAGCAATAGACGACGAAGACGACAATTTAAAAATGTTTTCGCAAAACAATATTTTAGCAATGAAAGTAATTACGAAAGGAAGACAGGCATGAAACTAAAATTAAAAGTTTTACAAGGTGGAAAAATTACACCGGCACAAAAAAAAGAGTACGTTAAAAATGAAATATGCCGCAGATATGAAGCCGAAGACAAAGCAAGCGACGCGGTAAATATTCCGTACTTCCTACGCGCAGAAAACAAGGTAAAACAATTAGAACTAAGCGGAAGACTAAATAGAGTTTATGAAGACTTAAAGGCGGGCAAGCCATGCATGATATAGCGCCGCTATGGGTATTTTTTGCCGGATTTATTACCGGCTTCGTACTAGCATTATTTGACGATTAAAGAAAGGTGTAAACTATGGGAAAAAACGCGAACAAAAAAGCAAAATTTAAACCTATTGTATTTGAGATTCAAAAGGATAGATTTAAACATGCAGTTAAAAACCAATTAGAGCATATAACAAGTTATTTGTGGGAACGCAGTAGCGTATTATCGGGGGTATTATTCAAATTTGAAAATAATACTTTAATAATGGTATCTACCGACGGCAACACACTTTTAAAGCAAGAAATACCCGTAAATGAGTTAATTAAAGGCGGTAATTACGAAATAGTATTAAGCGCATTGCATTTAGCAAAAGCCGGAATTAAAAACCATTACGAGGGTAGCAGAAAGCATGATTACAGGCGCTTAGATAATTTGCAAATTACTATAAATGCAGACCATGCAGTAATTGAAGATAAATTTAACGGGGTTAAATACGTTATACCCGAAAAGATTGGAACATATCCAGAATTTGAACAACTTTTAACCGAAGCAAAAGAAGAAAAGCGGATTAAAATAGCGTTTAACACGCGACTTATGGCGAAGTTTGAACAAATTAGCGACACCCGTAGCGGCATTGCTACATTATCGGTAAACAATGAAGACCCGCTAAAAGTTATTATGATTTCTTCAAACAATAACGAATATGACATAAAAGCAACCGGCTTACTAATGCCATGTAAATTAAGGGAGTAAGTCCGGCATGTTGATAGGTCTAACGATAAGCCAAATATTAAGCGCTTTATTTTGGTCTTTTTTAATCGGATTTTTAAGCGCGTTAGCAGTATTAGCAGTAGCAGAAAGGAAAATAGGAAAATGAGAAATACAAAAGCAAAATTACTTAGAAAAGGTTGTAATAACAAAGGGCAAAGCCGCCAAGAATACCAGGCGTTAAAGAATCAGTACAAAAGCTTAAATAAACCGCTAAAAAGAGATTTAGCGCTAAAAATCAAAGAAGCTAGCAAAATTAAGGCGGTGGCATAATGATTAGCGCAAAAGAAGCAAAAATACAAAGTATGGAAAATAAGACCGATAACGCCATAAAAGACGTAGAAGCGGCTATAAAAAAGTCGATTCAAAAAGGAAAAACCGAAACTACTTTTATATGCTCTTATGACATTATCGAAGACTTAACGATAGAACTAGAAAACGCGGGCTACAAAGTTAGCCCCGTACAAGGCGGCATAAAGATTTATTGGGGGTAGCTAATGTTTATAATAACCGAAGAAAATAAAAATAAATATGTTTTATGTTCACTAGAACGCGGCTACGCCTATAATTCTTTAATATTTTGGGGTAAAGATTCGTGCGGATATTATCCAAACCTAAATAATTGCGAAGTTTATACAAAAGAAGAAGCATTACAACGCGCAACCCCGGACGACATACCTATAAAGGTATCAGAATTAGCGCCATATTTGGCGGTACATGTAGAACACGCCTACGACGTAGTTAGTAAAGCTAAAAAGAACTATGAAAAAGGCGAAATATAGGAAGACCGGCATGAAGTATAAAATAAATTATCCTTATTATGGCGTAACTTTTGACGGGTTGTATTTTGTGATAACCGCGCCCGAATATGTGATAGTGCAACAACATAACGGTACTTTTGGTTTTGGTTTATCGGCTTTTATTTCCAGGGGCAAAGTAATAAAGCTTTTTAGATTCTCAAAAGAAATTAGCCGGCAACAATTCGACGACCATGCAAAACAAAGTATGCAAAATTTTATAAATACAATTCCAGGGGCTAGCGAAGTTTTAGCCCCTACCGGAAATATGAAACTATTAAAAGGTGGTAAATAATGGACGTAAAAGAATTATATACAAAAAATGGAAATGAATTTAAGTTAGTAAAATACTATTGCGGTAATTGCGGAACTATCCATAATACCGCAGAATCCGCGGCGGAGTGTTGCGAATCTTTAATATGTTCTAAATGTGGTAAAGAAATTAGAAGAAATAAAAAGACGCATTATTTTGATAGTTATCGTATAAACCCGGTAAGATGTCTTAATTGTTATTTAAAAGAACAATTTGACGCAATGGAAGTAATAACCGAAGACAAATACGACAATACGCCGCTATTTGTTGATGATGAGTTTTATCAAGACCTGGAAGAATTTATAGAGTGTTACCAAATAGAAAGCGCGGACGATATACCGGAATTTGTACAACTTTCCGAAAAAATCGAAGTAGAGAAAATAAACATGTATAACATACTACAAGATTTAGAAGAAAATACCGGGCTAGAAGACACCGAATACCTATACAAAGATAAAGAAGAATTATGCGAATTTGTTAAAAAATGGAATGAAAAACAAACTAATTATTATTGGCGTGCAACTGACAAAAAATTAAAATTAAGCGAAGAAACTAAAAAAGCAATGTTGGAAATATTAAACGAGGAATAGCCGGCATGTGGATAAATGAAGATAATTTAATAATTTTGAATCAGTACGACCGGGCATGCATGCATTTAGTTTGTAGAGTTATGCCAAGTGGGAAAATAATTTACGGTAATAAAATTTTGCGTAGACGTTACCCGGTATTAAAAGCGGGCGCGGGTAAAGCAACACTAAAACAATTTGGCTTTATTTATGACGTATTTAAAAAGAAATATAGACAGGTATACGAAAGTAAAGCTAAGTACGCAAACGGCAAGCCCCGTAGGTGGCAAGGTAAAACCGAATTTACCTACGAAGAAATAGTTAATAGTTCAATTTATGGAGAATAAACATGGCAGATATTGATGTATATTTAGAAGCTATAAAAACTTTTGGCGAATTGCCGCAAATGGTAATAGTCATGGAAGAATGTAGCGAACTTCAAAAAGAAATATCAAAAATAATCAGACAAAAAGGTAATTTAAGCAATTTGGCGGAAGAAATAGCCGACGTAGAAATTATGTTAGAGCAACTAAAGCTAATTTTTACTTTGCACGATAAAGTAACGACCAAAAAGGGCGAAAAAATCGAAAGATTAAAAGGAATTATAGAAAAATATAAGGAAAAACAGGCATGAGCAAAGAAACGCTAAAAATAGACGGCGTAATTAAGTATCTTTTAGCAGATATGAAGCCGGAAGAAATTACGCACTTAATTTTAAATAAATTGACAATACCGGCTAAAAAACAACTAATAAGCGAAGTATTAAATAAAGAATCTACGGGGGCTTAAATAATGGTAATTATGGATTTAATTTTTATATGGTGGTTTATTTTTACGATAGTAATAATTTGCGACAATACGCCAATAGAAAATTTTAAAAATTTCTTTTTAACAATTAGCGCAATGCTTTTATGTGTAGACGGTTTAATGTTATTAGCGCGATATACGCACTTAGAAAAATTGCTACATATTGGGGGTTAAAATGCGGTGTAGTAATTGTAAGTATGGCGGAAGTGTTTACGAATACGGAAGCGTCGAAGAATACGCGGAAGTTTGCGGCTTGGTTGAAGAAAAAGAAGTAACTTTTAATAATTCCGGTTGCGGGTGCATATTAAACGGCGTAACGATTCAAAAGAGATACAACGAATGGAAAAAAGAGGGGGCGAAATGTTAAGTATAGACCAAGTAAATAATTTAGAAGCGGAAAATAAGAAGCTAAAGGAAGCGTTAGTAAGCATAAGAAATTTTATAAAAAATGATATATGCGAAGCTTGTAAAGAATTAGAAGAAGACCATTGCGACGAATGCGCATATAAAATCATATTAGAAGAAGTAGACGAGGTAATACCGGCATGAGCAAAGAAACAATAGAGCAAAAATTAAAGAATTATCAAGTATTAACGAATTGGCAAAAAGATAAAATAGCTTTACTAGAAGCAAAAATAAAAGATTACGAATCAATTAAAGCCGCGGAGTGTTGCGAATGTGAACGCGGGGCGGTGCAAGACTATATAGACCTATCTTTAAAAATCGAATGTTTTAACGACGATTATTTTAAGAATCTAAGCTATGAAGAAATAGCGCAACTTGCTAAGAAGTCTATAAGGATAACTACGGATAATTGTAATTTACAAGACAAAATAGAACGCATAGGGCAGATTATACAAGAATCCGAAAATAGAAGTAGCGCATGCTTAGCTATTTGGAATTTGATAAAAGACGAATTAAGAGGGGTTTAACCGGCATGGCAAATAAATTATTAAAATATTTGAATAACCAAATAGTAATATGGGAAAATATCTACGGCGATTATTATAATATGCTTTATGATGAAAACGACCAATTAAAACCAACCAAAAACGAAATATTACAAAATGATTTATTTAAATTTAAACACGCCGCCATGGAAGTATTATTAACACTTCGGAAAATTAAGCGCAATAGATTCAAGGACGTTAAACGCCCGGAAAAGAGAAAATATAAAATAAATTGGTACGGTAGGGGTTAAAATGAGTAGCAAAGAATTTAATAAAGATTTTGAACAATACCCATGCTTCTATTTTGATTTATTCGACCGAACATTAAAACCGATTCCGCCGGGGGAATTAACAAGCGTAAACGACTACGACCATGGAAGCTATCAAGCGCACCACTTCATAGAAAAGCAAATACGCAAACATAACCCTTTTTTCTATGCGCGTATCGAACATTTACAAAAAATGATTATTGTACCGTCGCAAATGAATTATGACGCGTCGGGCGGTATGTCTGATAAAAATTTTTTAAAAAATTGGGGAATTGAAAAATATAAAATTATATTCTCCAAACAGGCATGGCAAGAGGGTTTATATGATAAAACTAATTCAATTGAAGTAATTTAATTGCTATATTGTTTTGTTTTAAATCCCACGCTAATATAGGTTAGTTAATTAAAATTTTGGTTGTCCTTTATTCCTTTAAGGTGTTAGCAATGCGCAATGTAATTTTTAAAGGTGTCGCCAAAATAATATAGGAGTACTACGCCTTGTTATATTGTTGCAATGCTTATTTTCAAGCTGAAAGAAAATTAAGACTATACGATAATACAACGCATAAAAACCGCGTTTTAGAAGTAGGGCAATGCCCGAAATGTAAAGCGCTTAAAGTACAAGTAAAGCAATATCGAATAGAAGACGGGAAATATAGCGAACGCAAGCCCAAAAATTCTAAAGATGTTGCTAGATTCATTAGGAAGTATGAAAAAGAAGCCTACTACGAAATACCGGACTTAAACGTAAAATACGGGTCTTGTGCTAATATGTCTTGGCACTATGTAGACGCTTCTAAAAGTTCTTGGGTAAAAGATTTTAACAATGTAAGGCAATTTAAAGTTAGTAAAGAATGTAAGGTATATACATAATGGATTTTACATGCTCAAATAAAGAGTATTTAAAAAACATTTTAGGCGACCTATTAAGGCGCTATAAAGACGGCGCAGTATATAGAATATCTTACGAAGAATTAAAACAAGAAAAAACTTTAAAGCAACTTGGCTTTATATTTGGCGGAATTATCAAAGCGTTAATACGCTACTTTGAGAATTTGGGGTACAGTTACGAGCCGTACATGATTAAAGATTGGTTATACTCCGAATGTGGATTAACCGAAAATATAACATTACCTAACGGCAAGCAAGTAACATATTTAAAAACTTTATCTTCTATGACTAAGGCGGAAGCGTCTAATTTCATAGAAGATATTATTACTTTTATTGATTCGTCGGACATATTCGACGGCTTTATATTACCGCCCGAATTGCGCTATTGTTGGACGCATAACGTAGACCAAGAAAAATTAAACTTCATAAAATCCGCGGATATAAATAACTTTGATTCAAGCTATTTATTACATCAAGCAAAGCAAACATGTATTAAATGCGGGGCGCGCGGTGGTATGGTATACCACTTAAAAAGAACTTATACAAAAGACTATTTAACTTTGCCGCTATGTGCTAAATGTTACGACGACGTAAACACGCGCGGCGAATCGTATTTAAAAGACGATATTAAAGCGGTCTTAAATGGTTTAAGCTTAGAGGACTTTTGTTTATTAGCTTACTATTTTTATAGAAAATCTTTTTCATAATGTAGAACTCCTATAAATGTAGAACAAGCCCCCGCAAGGGGGCGCGCTACAAGACTAACACGAGGTACAAAAAGGACGAAAGAAGAATAAAAACAGGCTAAAACATACATAATACAAGACTTTCGGCGGGTCGTAGGTACTTCCCCGCACCCCCGGTAGTTGCGGGTGAGCAAACG